GGTACTATTCTTTACAAATGATATAAATCAATTGAATATAGGTTTTAATTATTAAATTATTAGAAATTTAAATTGATAATATGATACTATTCTTTACAAATGATATAAATCAATTGAATATAGTTCTTAATAATCATCTTATTATAAAAATAATTATTTATTTGGTAAATTGTTGTAAAGTTAATCTAATCATTTATATTGTTAAATCATCCTTCTTTGTTTCAACTTCATTATTATTTTGATTTATTTCAATCTGCGATTCAATATCAACTCTTCGTATTATTGTTAATAAACCCCAACAAATATCACATTTCTCGCATTTAGACTTTAAGCAATACTTGATTGCAATCCCTAGAAACCCTGTAATTAGAGTTGTAATAGTTATAAAAAATACTCCATCAAATGTTAACATCCAATTACTCATATTTTTAATTATATTAATAAACTTTTAAAAGATCGTTTTATTCTCCCATATTACCATTGTCTAAAACCTGCCTAATCATTATTTGACGTTTTAAACCATCTATTGCTAAATTATGTTCAGCTATTTGAGCCATGTTATCAGCTATCTTATTTTGTTCTGTTAAAAGTTGACTTAATAGTGCTTCCATTTCACTTGAATAATATTGAATTGAAAAAACTTCTCTCCCAAATGTAATTTTAACTGGTGTTGGCATATATATATTATATTACTTAAATAAATTTTAAATTATTATTTATACCCATAGATTGAAGCGTTCCAATTTGAACTATTACCACCTCCTAATTGTGATTGTAATGATAAACCCGTAATAGTTGATGATGAATTTTGATTAATCATTACTTGAATATTTCTAATTCCTTTTACACCTGGATTATTATAAACACTATTTGAAACAATAGTTACAATATTATTAGATTGTGTAGTTGTATATCCAACATTATTTACTTCAAATGTTATAAAACCATTTGGTAAACAAGCACCCGTCATTTGTAAAGGACTTGTTGATAATGTAGAATTGACAACCGATACAGCGGCTAAAGTTCCACTTGTCATATCATACCCATACATATCGCCTACTATTGGAACATTTAAACCGGAAAAACCATTTAATGAAATAGATGGATACATTGCTGCCGTATTTGTAATACCAAATGAAAATATAATTTTATAATTTTTATAAGTAGTGTTAAATATTGATGGAAAAGTGAAAGTAGTTGGGGTTCCATTACCGTTAATAGTTCCAGTTATATTTTGTAAATAAACAAGTCCATCACTTGATAATAACCCATTGAAGTTTGTCGCTGTTAGAGTTGATGTTGAAGGATTATAGGTTAAAGGTGTTGTAGTGTCATCAATGTATAATGGTTTAGTTGTTCCTGCTGCTGTTTTAGAAAATGGTATATAATAAGCACCTGATGTATTATCAGTTGTTAAAGTAATAGCGCTAGCATTTGTAGCACTTCCGGAAAACACTGTTGCTGTTAATGTTGAAGTTGAAGGATTATATGACAAAGGACCAGTTACACTATCAATGTATAATGGTTTAGATGTTCCAGCTGCTGTTTTAGAAAAAGGTATATAATAAGTCCCTGAAGTGTTATCAGCTGTTAAAGTTACAGCTGACGAAGTTGCTGCCAATCCTGTAAAATCAGTTCCATTAAAAGTAGTAGCATTCAATGTATTTAATATTGGATTGTAAGTAACGTTATTAACATATAATGGTCTAGCTGTTCCAGCGCTTAATTTAGAAAATACCATTGGATAACTTCCCGATGTAGCATCCAATGATAAATCAATTGTAGAAGCATTACTTGACGAACCATTGGCCATATTTATAATATCTTCAGTAGAAGCGAATATTGATGATACTCCATTATTATATAATAAAGAACCATTTGAAAGAGTTGTATAATCTCCTCCAATTGTTGACAATGTTATAGACTTGGGTTCTAACGTACTTTGATTTATACTATTATTTATTGTTAATAAATCACTATCTAAGGATGATAAATGACCCGTTGAACCATCTACGATTGATAAGCCACTACTTCTTAAATGTGTGTCTGTACCTGTTGTTAGATCATATATTTCTATTCCAGGTTCTCCACTTATATAAGTTTTTTGTCCTAAACTAACAATAGTCGTTGAATTTTGAAAGTCAAGCATGTTTGGAACTACTTCAAATTGCTCTCCTGTTGTTGGTTGAACTAAAATCAAAGAATTATGATCTATGAACATTTCATCATTAGTTGTATTATCAAAAATATGTAATTCTGTATTTGTTAAATGTGATTCATGGACATCTCCGGTATTGGTTAATAATACTTTATTTTCAATCGCTAATGTTGTAGCATCTGGTGGTAATTCAACTGATGCAAACGCTTCTTGTATTGCTGCTAATCTACTCAAAGCAGTAGTAAAATTATTAGTCCCATCGTTAAAATTAATACCATCTTTTGTTATTTTAAATTGTTTAGCAGCTGTTAATAAATCAAATTCAAGTTGTAAACCCTGTATACTAGGAGCCATAGAAAAGGCTAATGACTGGTCTGTATCAGTTGTATATATATTTAATCCGGTATAATCAATTGTATTAGGTTTGCGTTCTATATTTGGTGTAGACATTATTTATATATATAGATAGATATATTTAGATATCTATCTATATATATATTATTTTTTTATGTATCTGAAATATATACACCAATTCCTGCAGAAGTTGCTGCAGTCGCATCTAATATTTCAACAGTATATGAATACTTGTAAGCATTTTGAATATTATTAGTATAAGGATAAGGCCAAATTTCAAGTGCTACTTTCGTATGTCCTCCTCCTTGATAAGAACCATATAAACTACCAACATAAGGATATGTACTAGAAGTATAGGTAAGTTGTAACATATCACCCCATACTTGTCTACCATAAGGTGCATAAACACTGGTAACTTGAAAATCTTGTGTATAACCACTTCCAGTATATATTTTATTATCTGGTGAATAATGAGGAGCCCCTGTTGTTGGATTGGACCAATCACCTGCTAAAGCACCATATTGAATATAATAATTTCCAAGTAAATGAGCAACATTACCATAACTATAAAATAAACAAGTTACTCTTATTACAGTATTATCTAATATTATTGGTCTTGTACTTTGGTCCTGACCTTGAAAATTTATATAAATCGGACCTATTATAGGCCAATATTGGACCACACCTCCACCTAAATCAAATTGATGATAAGCTGTTGTTACCGATGTTTTCGAAAAAATAGCACCTGTATTAAAAATATTATTTATTCCAGATGTTTGAGGAAATCCTATAGCATTTGACGTTGTTAAACTATTTACAGTTGGATTATCACCTAATGATACTTGAGAAATAGCACCTTGAACCCATTGTGTATTAGGAACTATATTAGTACTATCAGTAAATGATAAACCAGATGTAGTTACCCAACTATTTTGCCATTTTATTGTAGGCATATATGAAGTCCACCAATTAGTATAAATCCAAGCAGTTGTTGGTATTATAGTTGAATTATCTGAACCAGATGGTTGTGTAGTATTTGATACTATTGGAGTATTGAATTGTAAAGTATATATTCCAAGTAATTTGCCAAAAAATAATATATTATTTCCTGCTCCAGATACATAATAAGTCCATGACCAATTACCAGCAGATGGTGTCATACCCATTGTAATATAATCTGTTAATACAGTTCCTAAACTATAAAAATTTATTGAAGCATATAAAGGTATTTGTAATGATGTATTTGCACTTATTATAGTATTCATTAAAGTATTTACAATAGAAGTTGAACCAGATTGTGTAATTCCAGCATTAGTCATTTGAAGAGCATTATTTGATTGATATCCAGTATCGTAAGTTAAACTAAGTATAGTTGATGATAAATTATTCTTAATTAATGTTGGTATATTCCAAACCAAAGAATTTGTTAATGCTGATAAATTCATAATTACTGTAGGTAATCCTCCGATATAATAGTCAAAAAACGACCATGTGAATGAATTACTTGATACAGATTGTTGTAGATAACTACTTGAATTGTCATCAAATCCTCTATAATACAATGAAGATGGAGCTGTTAATGTCAATCCTCCTCCTGTAATCGTTGATTGATTGAATGTATTACCATTACCAGCATCACCAGTTTGGTAAATTCCTCCATTATTTATTGTCAACATTACATTATTGCCAGTATCACTGCTAACATTGTCTATTAATAATCCTACTCCTCCAACTTGAGTTACATTTATAGTTGATGATCCTGTAATATTTGTTGATAATAATTCATTGGGATAAGTATCAAATCCTGATTGTGTAATTGAAGCATTAGTAATACTAACACCTGATTCTTGTTGTCCAGTTGTTCCATTATTTATAATTAATGCTTGTTCGCCTAATGGTGTTGTAATTGTCTCAACACCCATAACAGTAATACTTTTTAAGTTTTCAGTTCCTTGAGCGTCTGGGTATTTTAAATAAGATCCTGATGCTGTTCCATTTGTTAATGTATCAGATGCTCTGTCAAAAACACCTGAATCGAATATTGCTAAATTTTCTGTTGGTGGGAGATATTCTGCCATTTATAATAATGTATATTTTTCTGTTTTTAAATCTTTGAATAATATACTATTATATAATTAATGAAAAAATTAAATAATAAAGTTAATAAGAATACCAGTAATGAAATTATAAATTTTTATGATGTTATTCCAACTAAGTATAAAGTTGATGTGGATAATCCTAACTATGATTTACACAATATTAAATTACCATTTAGAATGTGTATAGTCGCTCCAAGTGGAAGTGGTAAAACAAATTTTCTATTAAACTTGTTAAAAGTATTCTCAAAAGGTAAAGGGACGTTTGTTGATGTTCATATTATAACTGCTAATAAAGACGAACCATTGTATAATTATTTAGAAGGTGAATTTGATGGTTTTACTATTAAAGAAGGATTGTCTTCGTCTCCTAAATTAGATTCATTTGACAAAAAATACAATCATTTAATTATATGGGATGATTTAGTATTGTCAAAAGACATTGAGAAATTAGGAGATTATTTCATAAGAGCAAGAAAGTTAAACTGTTCTTTAATATTCTTATCTCAGAAATATACTAAAATACCAACAACAATAAGAACGAATAGTAATTATCTGGTATTATTTGACTTAGGAGGATCTAAACGTGAAACAAATTACATATTGAATGAATGGGCTGGTGATTTAGACAAAGACGAACTTAGAGCAATTTATAATGATGCTGTAAGTAAAGAATTACAACCATTAATAATAACTGGTGGTAAAATAGATAAAAATAAGAAGTATAGAAAAGGATGGTTAGATTATTATAATTTAGATAATTTCTTAAGAAATATTCCAAGAACATTACCAAGTAAAATTAAGAAACATATTAAAGTTGATGAAGCAAGTGATAGTGACGATTAATCTTTTTTAACATAATTAACAAATTGACTTGAAGATGATCCCATTGATTTAAAGTCTTGATTCATCTCTGAATTGGTATCTATTAAATGTTTATACTTATTACTAAGATATGTATGTCTAAGTTGATTAACGCCAACTTTCTTATCTCCAAAGATCTTATTAATACGTTGGTTCAATTTGACATTGGTTAACTTATTATTCTTAACATCGAATAACAACCATTCTCCTTTATTAACACTAATCCATTTCTTCAATATATTGGCCAATTTAGGAGGAATAATAACTTCTTGTCTACCATAAAACTTAGCAGTCTTGTAAGAATTGAATATCAATTTATTTCCTGATAAATAATTACATTCGTCTTTATTATCAATGTTTCTAATCTTAAAATTAGTATAATCCATACTACGACGAGGTGGAATATATAATCCTCCTAATAAAGCTAATATGATAAATGATTGTAATGATTGTAAATCATTCATATCAATATTCTTTTTACTATAAATATGTTTTGCTTCTTTTTCAAGATCAATAAACTTATCTAAAATGTCTTTATTAGTTATCCAAGATTCAGATTGTTTTTCATTCTTGACTTGTTTCTCTTCTTCTTTATTATATGTATCAATATCCTTATACATTTGGTCTTTGTATTTATCTTCATTGGTAACAATGAGTAAAGCACTGAGATAAGTCTTTCTAGTTCTAGGATTTACATTTTTAAGATATTTTAGAATTTCATAAGTATTATCAAAATTTGCTTTGTCAAAATCATCTCCAAAAACACTTGTATAAACTGTTCTAAGAAGAGATAAGTAAGTTTTAACAGATGATTCGCTCAAGTTTGGTCTATTTTGTAATATAAGTTTTGTAATTTTAATATCCATTATTTGATAATTAATATTAATTATCATTTTCTATTTATATAATTTTGAATTATTTACCACAATATTAATTTGGCATATAATCCTTGTAACTTATTATCATTAGCATGTCTAGCGTAATACAAACGTCTTCTATGATTAGCAAAGTATTCACCGTGTGTTTCTAAGTAAGTTGGATAATCTGAATAATTTATATCTCCGATTTCTGCTATTTTACCAGTCTTGTTGTAAACATCAATCTTCTTATTCTTATTTGAAGATGGTTCTATTGTAACATTTAATTCTTTAGCTCTGTTAAAAGAGTATTCTTTTATTTTATAATCTGACATATAATTATTAATATAATTCATTCTTAAAATTTAATCAGTATAAAATAATATAATGATATTTAAGACACTTAATGATATCCAACGACATTTCAATATTAACACACCTAGGATTAGTCATTTAAGTTTGGCTAATTATCCTGGTAATGGATTAGGCTATAAACCAGATTATATTCATTATGGTGGAATGATTGGTAAAGGTGGTGGAGCTTCTTCACTCAAATATGATATTAATAAAGTTAAAGAAGAAGTTGATGAAGAAAACGAAGCAGAAGAAAGATTATTAGCTGAACAAAATAGGCAAAGAAAGATAAAAAATGAAATAGAAAGAAATCATCAGTTAGAAGAAAAAAGAAGAAAAGATGAAGAAATTGATAAGAGAATACAAGACTTAAAGAACATTACTTATGAAGAATTTGAAAATAAAGTAAAAGAAGAAGATAAAAGAATAGAGGAAGAAGAGGAAAAAAGAATAGAAGAAAGAAATAGAGAAGCAAATGATGAAAGAGAAAGACTAAAAGAAGAGGAAAGAAGACACAATATTAATCGATCAATAGAGTATGATTTAATAAGATCAATTAATAAAGAAAATAATAGTAAAAGATATATAATGCCCAAACATAGTCAAACAACTATAAATATTTTAGATAACTTACAAAAAAGCCGTGAAGGTAAGCTTTTAAAGAAGATGCCAAAATATATTGAAAAGCTACCAATACTTGAAGAAGAAATGACAGGAAAAGGCTTTGACAGAGATTTGGTTAAATACACTCCTTTAAATGAAATACTTAAAACTGGAATAACTGGTTTAAATGAAATTAAAAAGAGAGATCAGGATTATTTAATTCAAAATTATCATACGACTGATTTCAATGAATGGTTTGGTGAAAATAAAGATGATATGACAGATGATGATTATAATGATTTTACTAAAGTAAGTCAAGAAATAGATATAATTGATGATGAAATCAAAAGGATTGAAAAGAAGAAAGCCAATGTTTATATTAGAGAAGATATAAAAGAGAAAGAGGCTAAAGAAAAAGAAGAAACAAAATTAGTTAAAAAAGAGACCGAATATATTTCAAAAGTAGAAAAGATAAGCACAATAAATGCCAAACTTGAAATTGAGAAATATTGGAAAGAAACAGATGAAGTAATTCTTAAAGAAAAAGATGATGTGTTTATTAAACGTATTTATAAAGAGATAAATGATATTGTGATTTTAGACGAACCAATTGAAGAAGAATATAAATATAAAACATTGCAAAAACATTGTGTAGATCACGAATATGGTGATAAATATCTCGAAACATTGGGAATAAATGTAAATAATCTTACAAAAGAAGAAAGAAGGAAATTATATTCTTCGGGTAAAGCATTGGAATTTTCAATATGTTGTTTGCCAGATGATAATGGTAAAAAAAAATTTAATAGTAATGCTGTAAAACTATTTGGTATTAAAAGACCAGAATTTGAAGTAACTGATTTTTTAGTTGAAAAAATATTTACAAAAGTATTACAAGAATTAAAAAAGATTAATATCTCCAAATTACCATCTGGTAGCTTGGCCGCACAATTTTGTCATGATAATATTGATATTAAGAATAGGATTATAAATGAGATGAAGGATTACCATGCTAACGTAAATTATGAAAATGAATATAATATGAACATTAAACTTAAAAAGAAATATATAAATAGTTTAAAAATAAAATTACAAGAAGAGGTTAAATTATACAAATATTATAATAATGAAGATATGAAAAAGAAGACGAAAGAACAATTAATTATAATAAAAGGATATAGAGATCTTTTAACAAATAAAGACGAATTCGATAAAGAATTTTACAGAGATAATGACTATTTTGGTATACCAATTACTATGAATAAATTCCAACCAATAATCATACCGTCTGAAGAAGATTATGATGGTGTAACTTCTTTAGAAATTTTAAAGATTATGAAAGACAATCAAGGACAAAAATTTATACCAGAAATGAAAAATAAGAAAATAGTATCAATTACACAAGTTGGTGGATTGGGAGACGATTATAATAAATTGATGACAAAATCCATTAATGAAGATATGATTAAAAATCAACATTTTGAATTTACAATAACTGTTAGATCAAAGAACAGTATATGTGTTTATAACTATTCCAAAGATAAATTAGCTGATACAAACTGTATATTAGAAACATATAAACCAGCTTATAACGTTCAAAAGATCAAATCTGATAAGACTTTAAACGCTGTTCTTATTCCTATTGAAAAATTTGTAAGAAAATTTTAATATTTAAATATTCATGACTTATATAAATATATAATGTCGTCATTACGAAAGTTAATTAATGCTAGATACAAAGAAGGTATTAAAGAAGCTAAAGAAATTGAAAAAATGCCAAGTTATATAGCAAGACAATCTCAGGATATAATTGCTGGTATAAGACGAAGTATTAAAGAAGATAACGAAGGTCTAAAAAGAATAGAAGAATTAGATAAAAAAATTGCTAAACAAGAGATTAGATTAGCCGAATTTCAAGCAAATGGTATGACATTAGAAGAAGCTAAGAAAAGATTAAGAAAAGAAAATAAGAATGAAAGCAAATCTGATTCAGAAGAAGAAACTCCTAAACCCAAGAAGAGAGGAAGACCATCTAAAATACAACCAGTTGATAATATTGATGAATTAGCAAATCATTCTCATTTAAAACAAAGATTGATGGAATTACGAAGTGAAGGATTGTTAAATTCTAGTCAAGTAAATAAGTTAAGTCAAAAGATATCTGAAGGAAAAATAACAAATGAGTCACAGTTTTTTACTCCTGATATAACACCTGTAAAAACCAAAGTAGTATCAAAAGCTCAAAGTAAACCAAAAAGAATTGAAGAAAGTCCAACTAAAGATAAGCATTTGTCGGCTTTGCGTGAAATAATGGAAAAACGTAAAAAATTGAATATATTAAATGCTGCTTCATATGCCGTTAAAGCTGATAATACAATATCTTTGAAAACTAAAATGAAAGTATTCAAAGATCTAACTATTAAAGAAAAGAAAGCATTAAAGAAGTCAGTTGATAATGCTTTTGATGAACAAATAACTGGTTCTGGTTTTCAAGGAAGAGGAGCTATATTCTCTAAATCAAAAGTTAATCCAGAAACCATATTAGATACACCAAATCCATTAGCAATAAAAATTCCTAAAAAGAAGGTTCATCCTTTACCACAACCAGTATATGATGAAGCGTATTATAGAAATCTTTATAATAATACTACAACTGGTTAATTATTATTTAAATATATAGTAACTTATATATATAATGGAAGCATTGAAAAAATACTATTTTACTTTACATTATATACTTGAAATATATGATGATATTAAAACTACATATCTATACGATCAGAACATTGATAATAAATACAATATATACGATATTGAATTACTATTAAAAATAGTAAACTCAATATCGGCTATATGGTCTAAAAGTCGAGAAGGTGATATTCCAACAATGATTGAAGCATTTAATAATTACAATTGTGTTAATATAAATGAAAACGTTTATATTAATCTTGAAAACGTTAATACAAGACTTGGTAATATCTTTTATTATACATTTACTTATAGACAGTCTGTAAAAGAGCGGATAATAATTACAATACAGGATTTATCGTTTATCAAATCCCTTTTAAAGTACGATCGATAATATATTATTATAATGGATAATTTTAGCATATTTCCTATACATGATATAGATATTTGGAATATTTACAAGAAGCAAATAAAAGCCTTTTGGACAGTTGAAGAAATTGATTTTAGTAAAGATTTCAACGACTATGAAAGCTTAGATGATGATAAAAAACATGCTTTGAAAATGATCTTATCCTTTTTTACCAATAGTGATGGATTGGTAAACTTTAACATACAAAAGAACTTTTTAAACGATTTTGAAAAGGAGATCACTTATACATATGTATATCAAATGTTCATAGAACAAATCCATAATGAATGTTATTCAACAATGATAGAAACATTAATAAAAAATAATAATGAAAAAGATAACTTATTTGATAGTATAAATAAAAATGAAACAATAAAAGAAATATCATTATGGGGATTAAGACATACTAATTCTAGCACATATTCTCTAAGTCATAAGTTATTAGTTTACATATGCTTCGAAGGTATTATGTTTAGCGGTGCTTTTGCCTTTATCTATTGGGTTAAAAGCATTTGTGGAAATGGTAAATCATTTATGCCTGGATTGATTAAATCTAACGAGTTTATAAGCAGAGATGAAGGATTACATGTAGAATTCGGTATTGAAGTTTTTAAGAAGAGAAACTTAATAGATGATCTACCAAATTATGTAAAATCATCAATCATATTAGAATGTGTATCATTAACTAAGAAGTTTAATAAAGATGTATTGAGAATTAAACAAACAATGATGAATGAAGACTTAATGAATAAGTATACAGAGTATATAGCAGATGTGATATTTGTTTCACTAGGAATGGACAAGTATTATAATTCATCAAATCCATTTACATTTATGAATACTATAGGAATGGTTCAGAAGACTAATTTCCACGATAGTAGACCAACTGAATACCAGATAACTAATTTCAGTAATGAAGAGCTTTCAGTATCTGAAGATTTTTAAATTGAAAATATAATATAAACAATATTGAATATATTTTATATTATGGATAACATAGAAGTTAATATAGCATTAAAGAATCTAGCCATTGCTAAAACAATAGTTGATAGAAAGTATGAAAACTCTATAACAGATATAGCAAGATTAACAAATGAAAATAAAGCACTTAGAGAACATTGTAAGAAATATCATAAGACTATACATACTGATTATGAGAAAATAAATAAGCTTAAAACATATATAGACCAACTTAAAAAGAAAATAGATGAAATTTTACACAACTTACAAACTGCTTCTGAGATAACAGAAACAATTGGCCCATCAATTTATATATAATTCAATTATTAAGAACTATTCGTCAAAATAGCCTAATAATCAAGCATTTACTATTAATTAAAAATTTTTAATTAATAGTAAATGCTTGATTATTAGGCTATTTTGACGAATAGTTCTTAATAATTGAATTATGAATGGATAATTCAGAGGGTCTGTATAGTTGTTCTCAATTTCATTAGTTTTTTATGTTTGTATCCTTGTTTAGAACGACGCAATATAGCATCTTCTGAATAATATCCTACACTGAATGTGTATTCGTTAAAGTATAGTTTAGTAACTCTATGCATTAAAGTATCTGATTCTTCGTTTGATATATTAGCATTTTTCCGAATAAACTCAATCACAAGTTTGGTTTTATTCCATGCATCTATGAACTGTCTAATACACTTATTGAATCTTCTTATTACGTTTTTTGATACTTTGATTGGTGCTATTGTTTCTTTATTGGTTAAAGGATTATATATATATTCTGTTCCATCTATATCTATTATTGTATAGCCTGACATACTCTGTAAGTATATATATACTCAAATCTTTAAGCTATTTTATTATGTCAATATTATTTTTATTTTTTATTCCTTTTGTATTTATGTTTTTAATAATACTTTTGTTTATCTTTTTATTTGGATAGATATAATTAATATTTGGTTTACGTTTGTTAGTTGGTTCAGTGGTAGATTCTATATTTGGAATGTCATTAAGGACTTCTAATCTTTGTTTCTTCTCCAATTCTTTAATATAGCAATTTTCAGTGCTATATTCTCCATCACTTATATATAAAATATCAAATTGGTTTATCATTATTCTGTATGTATATATCATTACATTTTTAGATTGGTTTAATCTTTCTTACATATTTTCTTTTTGGCTTTGTTTCTATTTTAGGTTGTTCTGGAACTGGTTCGCCCAATATCTCAATGATTGATTCTGACTTAATTTCAATGAGACTATCATCAATTAAGTCACTAACATTTGATTTAGTGTCATCACTATCACTTGACAATGACGATTCGGTATGAATTGTTTCGCTTGAATCAGTTTGTTCGGTATCACTGGAATCGGAAATCGGTTTTTCTTCATCTTTTGCTTCTAGTATTTCATGAACTAATTGATCAAGTATTTGATTAGCTAGTTCAGTATCTCCTTTTAATTTTGTTTCTTTCTTTCTTTGATAATATTCTTTTGATTTTAATCTTTTATAGGCTAAGAAATTTGGATCGTTTTCCTTACGATCTTGGTAATATTTCTTACGTTGTTCGTTTACTTTCGACTTATTATTTATTCTATATTTCTGTGTAGCTTTCTTCTGAGCTTGAGTATATGATGAATATTTGATTTCTTGTTCTGATGACATTATATATTATATTTGTATATATGTCTTTATACTATTTATTTTGTACTATATTAAATTCAACTGGTATTTTATCATGATTTGGAACATTCAAGAAAGCATCTTTACCTCCTTTTTCATCCTCTGATGATATTGATGATACTGGCTTAATAACATCTATTGGTTCTCTAAGGTCTGGATTAGAGCTCCTAAAAAAATGTTTAAGTATAAATTCATTCTTTTTAAAGTCTATTGATTTGTTTAAATCATCAAACATCTCTAAAAATTCATCATAATCTTTATATAAATCTCCAACTCTAAATTGTGAAGCATTAATGAAATGCCCTAATGCTAAGCAATAAAATCCACAAGCATTATTCATTAAGCTTTGTATATCTTTTTCACTATATGGAACGCTTTTCATATTACTTGCTTTCATTATTGATTCTTTAACATTATTTGGAGGTGGTTGACCATATGGGTCAAAATAGATACTAGTTATTTTTCCATTAGGTGATTTATTAACTTGTGCAAATGTCCAATGAGTTCCATCATTTTCATTGCCGAATTCATCTATAGAATCTTCCAAGTTAATAATATATGACTTGTTATATTTAAGTGTTTTTGGCAATTCATTCTTGAAATAAACTCCTTCAAGTGGAATTGACATTCTTTTTGCTAATTCTTTAATTTGTAAATCTGTAAGTGACATATATATTTATTATATTATTTTATATTTATTCTGTTTTTATTATTTTCTGTTTTTATTAAATATATAATCCAGTTCCAATAATATTATTATGATTGTGATCTAAGAATGGGTCAAATTGACTATGTAAAGATGGTGGTAAAAAATGTTTCATCTGTAAATTTGCTCCATGAGGTTGAGACATCATAGCAGGATGGAAACTACTTCTTGAATTTATAAAACCAGAACCTCTTCCAATTGACGATACTTCTCTTGATTCATGATGTCTGTGAATACCATATCCATACATTGGCATTTGGTGAAATTGTTCCATAGGTTGATTATATGCCATTGACTTTTGAAGAAATGCTTGTTCATTTAATGCTTGATTTGTAGCATCATTTGCTAATTGTGATAATCCAGCTCTATTCATATAGTCATGATTTGTTCCAAGATGTTCATTTATCATTTCATTTGCTCTTGCTTTAGCGTATTTGCTTGCTAATCCTCCAACATTAGGTCTTTTATATCCACTCGGATTATCTAAATAACTAGATGCTTGAGAATAAAGTCCAGCGACTCCAGCTGGTATTAATGGGATTAATGGTGCTGCTACTCCGCTCATTAATTCAGATGCTCCTAATGCTGCACCTCCAGTAGCTAAACTAGCTAATAATGATGCTTTGACTGCTGGTTTTAATTTATCTCCTAATTTATAAGCAGCTTTTTTAAGATGAAATGTATCTAATACTTTATCAAATTTCTTACCAAATATACCTTTACCTTCCATTAAATGAGTTTGTTCTTGATTTATTTGCATTTCAGCTGGAGATAATGAAATATCTGCTCCTTGATTTCTAGTAAACGCTCTTGATACAATTTCATAATTATTAGGATGAACTAATAAAGTAAATCCTTTTCCTTTCTTAATTCTTGTTTTAATACCTTGTCTAAGCTTGTTTATTTGATTTACAGTTCCTTTAAACGATATAGGTGTAGATACTTGATTAAATGGTATCATCGGTGGTCCGTATTTAACGTTCATATACAGGATTATATATCATCAATTTTAAATCATTTGATAATCTTACGATTATTAGACAATGCATATTAATTTATCTATATTGATAACTTAAACTCTAGCACCAGTTAGAGGATCAATTCTAATTTCACATCCATATTCAACGAAGCATATTAGATCTATATATCTAGATGATAAATTATTACCAACTAGATGGATTGATTTTGGAACAGTTTCTTCAACTGGTAACATGCGTTCAATATTAACATAGTAATAACAGTAATTCAAATCAAAATCATTACGACCAATTAAACCAGAAGTCAACCCATCGGTTAAACCACCATTAACAGCATTTTGACCATAAAGTTGATTGTTAAATTGTTCAAAAGCATAACGTTCAGTATTGTAAATAGCATTTTGACCAGATACTTGGACGTTGAAATTTGTAAGGAAACATAATGGAGAAGTGGTTCCAGTTCCTGCTGTATCAAAAGGAGATTGCCAAACTGGTACACCTTGAGTAAAACTTGTATTAAGATTAATAGTAGCAGTTCCAGCAGCATTAATAGTTCCTGTAAAAGCAGATGCTGAAAAGAATGGTAATACCAAAACAGATTTAACATTAGCAATACCATTTGTTAATAGATTACTAAATTGTTGACCATTAGCAACACTTAATACTTGATATTGATATACGTCTGTGTATTTAATAGTTTTAACAGATTGTGATAGATAAGCCTGTTCAAAAGGACTATTGAATGTATAAGCAGGAACATATAAATATATTGATTTTGATAATGTTCCTTGATAAGTAATACCAGTTAATGTATTAATAGAGTTATCTAAACAAGTAGCACCAACTGATAAATTGATTAAAATTGTTTTTGTTATACTTGTATTAGTTGCATTAGCGATTGGAAATAGATTATAAGATCCAGATGAATTTGTAGAAGTAACTGTAGCTTCAGTTAAAGCATTTGAAGAACCACTTGAAAATAATAGAGGATTAACACCACCTAATGGATTTGATACACTAGAACATGTTAATGCAGTTGGAGTAGAAACAGCAGAAGAATAAACAGATGTTAATAATAATTTTGATGATGTATTATTTAGATTCATTGTAAGTTTCATAAACACACCTTTAAGTAAAGGAACCATGTTAAAAAATGAATGAATGTGTTTTAAATAAACAGTAGCAACAATAGAGTATTGTAAAAGACCAGCAATTGTTGCAGTTTCGTTTCTTTTAGCCGAAATATAACTTTTCCATATTTGATTCATAGTTGTTGTTGTCCAAATACCTCCGGATTTAGACGAACCATTAATAAATTGACCATATGCTTGTGCGGAATCGATATCTAATGTTTCTGCTAATATAGCATCTAAGTCAAAATTAATATTATACATTCTTTTAATATGGCCTGGATTTGATAAACCAGCCGAAGACGAAGCTAGAGAAGAATTTTGAGTAGATCCTGCTCCAATTCCTGCTCCAAATGTACCATTGTTACAAACTCCGATACCAGCGGGACTTAAACCAGATGAAAGAGTGGTTCCGTCATATCTATAACTTTGCTGACATGCATTAAATGACCACGATGTTGAACTATCTGGATAAAATCCAATAACTGATCCTTGTGTAATAATATCATTAAATGACATTGATGTCATTAATTTGAAAGAGTTCCACATATTAACATAAGGAGTTTGTTGAATAACAGTTGTCCCGTTATAATCCATAGTAAATGAATGAATAATTTGACCAAACCAATTTTTCAAACCAATACAGCTTGACGAATCAGTAGTAACTGGTGTCCAAAATGTAGCAGGATTAACTGAATTACCGGCAGAACAAATTGAAATTAAGAATGGAATTGATAGATATGCTTCTCTATAATTCATCCACTTATTTGAATTCGATAGTTGAGATGTGTCAATAACAGATTGATTATTATTATAATTTTGATTTTGATTGTCAAGAATATTGATCCAGTCCTTTCTAATGAAAATATTAGGAGAACCTTCAATTTCTTGCGATAAGTCGAAAACGAGTTTGTCACACATTATATATTGATGTATAACCGTATAAATTTAAATACATTTTTAAATTTGTAGAATGAAAAATTATTAAATATCCATGACTATATTACGACGAATTGGATGTTGATTTTTACCAATTGATAATTTAGATAGTTTAGAAGACAAAGATGATAAACCACTACCAACTGATTGATTGGATCTAGTATATGGGTTTATATGGGTCGTGTGAATATAATCATCTATATCGCTATAAGACGAACCTGCTCCTCCTCCACCTGTTCTTAGTAATACAGATCCCATACCTGCTCCTAAACCTCTTCCTAGTCCAGCTCCTAACCCTGTTCCCAATCCATGACCAGTTGGTCTAACTGATTTGTTTTTAGTATGTAAAGTTGCATTTGAAAACGGTAGTTTTACAATTGATGTGCGAGAATATACCATTATATATTAGTGTCTATTGATATTCGTTTAAAAGTCTTTTGCTTTATGTTTAACCAATGTATTCCTATATTTTAAAATCTCTTTTGTTATTCTCTCGACTGCTAAAAGTTTAATTTGAATTGTTATTGATGCTTTTAATTCTTTCTCATTTTTCATATCTAATAATAATTTTAGTCTTTCTTTACAAAATAGTTCAAATAAATCATTAAGTGAATTTTCATTAATTTCTTGAATCATATATATACATAAAGTTATTGATTATTTAAATTATTTATTTATCACCCAAATGAGATTCAAATTTATCACGAATAGCAAGAAGGATTGTCATATTAGGATCATTGATTTGTAATGGTTGTAAATTAGAACCTAAAATTGTCAATCTTATCTCACTATACGTTCCATCAATGAATTTCGACCAAGCATAATTGGGTGGAGTTAACGTGATTTGAGATCCTACTTCTACGTTTGGACTTAAAGCATAAATGGTTGAAGATGGTTGAGCATAAGGATTGTTAATACCACTTAATGAGAATATGACATTATTATTAGGTTGGACTTGAGGAGCTAAAGTAGATATATACGATAATGTTCCATAATAGTCTTTTGCTATGTATTTATCAGTTGAAGCAGGACTATAACTATTACCTGGATTATTATTCGTTGTATAACCAGCTGTATATCCAACTATGGTGTTAAAATTAGCAGGTATGGTTATAATAGAATTACAACTAGTTGCTGGCCATCCTGGAAAGTTATACGGTACAACCCATGTAGGATCTACATTTATAAGTATTGGAATTAGATATGTGTTGATTTGGATAGCATATCTTGCTTGATTAACTATGAATTCTACTGGGTAAAAATTAGCACCAGTAGAATCTGTCCAATAAGTTCCATTATTGATACAATTCCATTGGATTAGATTGTTAATATCACTTATTTCGTATAAACCATCTGGTATTAAGATAGTATAAGTCACTAAACCCGATGTACCTGTCCAAGAATATGAAAATGTATTATTAGACATTGTAGCAGTTATATTGAACCAACTATAATATAAAGAGATTGATACAATAGCTACATATTTGTCTTTTAGATTTACTGAATTGGGGAATTTATAGATTAATTTATTGTTTTGGCCATCTTGTAATAGATTGCTTGTATTAAGAACTATAACGAACATATGTTAATATATAGGATGATTTTTTTAAATAATAATATAAATAATAATATACAGAATTAATTATAAAATAAAATTACAGAATAAATAAAAATAATTATACTCTTCTATAATGTTTTGGTAATAGTATTTTATCAGTATGTTCATAATGAGTATGAATACCTCTACCTTTTAATTTAGATGTTCTCATATGATCAAATGTACTATGAAAATTTTTATGTAATCCCAAACCAGTCATTTGGATATGTAAATCATTAGGGACTTGAGATGCTCCAAAATAAAATGGAATTTGATCATTATTACTTGTCATTTGTAAAAACACATTATGTGGATGCGTCACTTTAGGATGATAATTATAAAACTGATTGCTCATATATAAGTCTAATATTAATATTTGTTTATATCTTAATATCCGAGTTGTAATAATTCATTCATTATCTCATTGACTTGACCTTTTGGTAATTTATTTGATTTGGCTAATTTTATCAATAATAATTTAAACTTCTTAATTAGTTCTTTAGAATCATTTCCTGCCATTATTTCACCTTTCATTACTTCAAATATATGATATTCTTTTTCCTCAGCATCTTTATCAGGGCTTGGGATATTAAGCTTATCTATTATATTACATTTTGTAGCAACTTTATGCAAATATGATTTTTCCTCTTCACTTAACTTATTAATTGAATCAAATGATGGAATATTACCACCAACTATTGATTTAACAATATTTGATAAATTTGATGACATTTTATAACTCGGTAATCCAATAACACATATGCCGTTAATTGTTTTTAATGATAGGATATCATTTCTAAGCTTTGGTAACGAAATTATATATTTTCCCATTTTAACATAATTTAGACTCGGTTCTATTCCTTTTTCGTGATCAATTTTATCTTTGAATGGTATTTGGACAATAACACCAGATCCTTTTGGTCTTCCTCTTCTCTTTTTAGGTAAACCATGTCCACTTGAAGAAAGACGACTAGGCATTCTAGAAGTACTGTTTGAATTTACACTTGATATATCACGCCAATTATCATTCAAATCATTGTCTATTATATAATCATTCAAATTTACACTTGGCACATTTGAATGATTATGCGATAGACGATGATTTGAACGTATACTTGGTACACTTCTCCAAATATTATCAATACTATTATCATCGTTATTTGAGGATATACTTGATACATCACGCCAATTATCATTCAAATCATTATGCAATATACGATGATTTGAACGATAATTTGGTACATTTCTCCAAATATTATTAATACTATCATCATCGTTATTTGAGGATATAGTTCCATCATCATCATTATTCAGATTACGTGGATTATGACCAAATCTTGCGGCACTAGTGTATAAAAAATATTCAATTTCTGAAACTGATGGTAAATAATTATTTAATTTATTCAATATTTCTTCACGATGTAAAATATCTTTTACATCGGTTTTTTCAAATTGTAATATTAATGCTTCTATCATTGCTTTTGAAGGAAGTTTTGATAAAAAATCAAATGACTCTAAAATAGCATCATATTCATCTGGAGACATAACAGTTCTACTAGCTGTTATGTAGTTAATTAATTCATCATATTCTTTACTTGTCAAAACATAAAAAGACAAAGCATGTAATTTATCTTTAATCTCATTTATAACATCTATAGTTGATTCAGGAATGAATGATCCTAATTTAAAAGATCCTTCGAATTTTAATAATAATTCCATAATTCGTTTTTTATAGCCATTCCAATCATTTTTTGTCAAAATATTACCAGTTGTTAAACCACTCTCAACCATTCCCTTCACACTCATTATACCTTGTTGTTTTTTAATATAAGCACTATTTACAAAATCGACAAATGTAGAAATGTCATTAGCATCACCAACTATACCATATTTATACAATTTAGTTAATTGTTTTATTAGTTCTGGTCCGACTTGAGCCATAAACACTATCAAACGATTATCAGTATTTAAAGGACTATTTGCCAATCCTTGAATTAATGATTGAGCTGTTTGATAATTCATTATTGGTTCTAAATCTTTAATAATACCTAATTTGACCTTTTCAGTATCTAATAACTTCTCAGCTGTTGTTCTAGTGTCAGGTATTTGTGTAGCTGGTGGTAAAGTACCAGTCGATACATAATTTTTAACTGCTTGTAAAACAGTATCATTTAAGTTAGTCCTATCACTCAATTCGTTCATATACTGTTGTCTAAATTTAGCAGGATCTGTTGAATATTTATAGGGTTGTCCACTCATACTTTATATATAAATATTATAGCAAATAGTATTTAAATAATTGTATAATAATATGGAATTATTTAGAGTTAGTATAATCATTATTGATAAATATTTTATCAAGACATACTTTATTGAATTTCTCTCTAATCTCTTCTTCTTCTAATTTGAGATATTCTTCCATTTTAGCAATTATATGATTCTTTTCCAATTGACTTAGATATGATGGATTAGTATCATACTTGTAAGATAAATCAACCAATGAACAAATTTTAACCATATCAATAATATCTTTCTTACGATCTGCTAATAACTTTTGTTCAATTGCTTCTTCGTCTAATATTTCTTGAATTGATTTAGTCCCTTTAAGCATTTCTAATTCTGCTTCATTTGGTTCTTGATATATTACTTCAATTGGATCAGAAGGATGATAAACTTCTTTTGATACAATACTATCATCTTCGTTAATTAAAATTTTGTTATTTTTATTTTCAAATGTTAATTCCATTATATTTATTTATAATAATATTTCCTTATTTAATTTTTTATTTATATTCTTTACTGTATTTAATTCTGGTTTCATTTGATCAATGTAATCATATTCAATATTATGACCAATATCTAATGATTCACAAGGAAATGTTTCTAATATTGACATTTTAGCTTTAATCCAACCACCTTGTAACCTAATATGCTTGTAAAGTTTACGATGATATGACTTTTTACGTCTATTTGTTGTATTCTTTTGGTGTTGGAATTTACGCCTTTTAAAATTAACTGTTGAACCAATATAAAATAAATCAGAATCATCAAACTCAATAATGTAAATAACAAATGTTTCATACTTCATATTAGTAACTATATTGCCTTATATTAAAGGATTCTTTTTAATACCATGAATCCAATTATACAGTCACTTGCGATGTGCTCTGACTCTTGCCATTCTTTCTTTTGCTTCTTGACTGCCTTTAATACCTGCTCCTAAACCTATTCCTGTAAATTCATTTACTACTCCAACTTTATTACCTGCTTTCTTTTGTGCAGCTGCCAATGCTCTTGCAGCTGCTTGTGCTCTCAATCTTTCTTTATCTCGCTCGCTAAGAGTTACAAGATGTTGTTGAGCAGCATTTAAATTTGCTAAACGACCTTCTTCAGCATTAGTTATTGGAGTAACACTATATTTATTTTTTGAAAACACTGGTCCTCTACCTTGCATTCCCTTACCAGCTGCTTTTGCTGCTAACATTGATCCTAATTTAGCACCCATTGCACTTCCAACAACTGAAGATAAACCACCTGTCTCTGGTGCTAATAATGTTCCAGTGATTCCACCTAAAGCACTAGTTGTTGCTGGTATTCCATATTTAACAATATCTGATGCTAAACCACTTGGAGTATCTACATAATTAACTGCTTTATTTGTAGCAGATGAAATAGCATGACCAGCTTTATCAGCTGTTGATGTAATAGAATGGCCTAAATGTTTAAAAGCTTTACTAATATTCAATTTACCACCATGAATAGATTGATGATGATGAATATCTTTTGCTAAATCATTCATCCTTTTTAATATATGAGCTTCTGCTTCTTTGTCCATATGTTCGAAATGACTTGTATGCATATTATATTTATTATTTATTGATGTTCCTTTAATAGGTTTGTAAGCCATAATGAATTCAATATCATTCTTTATTTTATGAGTTATGAAATGATAACCTTTCTTTTTAAGTATTGATGGTTCACATTGTCTAAACCTATAATGATCTGGCTTTTCATCAACTTCTAAACCATCAAAGCCGTGTTTTTTCAACCAATTAATAGATCTTTTTAATGTCCAATAGTTTTTATCAAATAATATTGATTGGATTATATGTTCGTTTTTAATACCTGCTCCAGTTGCTATTTCATTAATCTTTGATCCTAATTGAGTTGTTGTATTTGCTACTTTTCTTAAGAAAGCATCTCCTTTAAACAAAGATGTTGTATCTTGTTTAACAAATTGAGTTAATGAAGGAGTATCTAAACTAGAACCTTTTAAACAAGCCATTATAAAATCTTGACAGTTATTTGAAGAAGCACTATATCTATAAAACTTTTCCTTTTGAATTGCTTTAGCGCCTTCTAACATCTTATTAATTGTTAATTCTGGTGGAACATTCGAAACACTTATTTGTTCACTGTCTTTTAATTTAGATGGGTTGTAATCCATATTAATAACTTCATTTTTTTCTAGTTTGACTCTTCGTCCATTCATAAGAGTTATATCTATTCTAAGATGGAATATTTCATCAAATGGTAATTTACCTAATCTTTGTTTAAATGCTCCAAATGTAACAGCATTTAATGCTCCTGTAATCATACTTGGAACTGGTGTACGATCAATTAAAATTGAACTAATACCAATATCACCAATGTCTTTTAATATGTCTCTTACTTTTGGAGGATAGTCATTTCTACCATGTAAAACTACATCAGCGTAATCACCAACATCTTCT